CCTTCAAATACTGGTTGGGTGGTATCGCCAAAACATGGTATCCTTATACAACTACCGTTGTCGTCGTCTACCAACTCTGCTTGTTTTGGGAATATCTCGATCTCGTTCTTTTCAGAAATTAGGGGCTTCAGCAGGGTGGCGTAAAGGTTAAGCGACGCGATCATTGAATCTGCGTCAACTGGTGTTTTCCCGAATAGGTAGGCATGAGCACCACGGCCAGATTTTGACACGAACAAGTTAAGGGGTAGTTTATGCTCTCTTATAAACTTCTGTAGTTTCTTGTGATCAATAGCAGGGGTGCCCTTTTTGGCGTCAATGTCCAGAGCACCGAAATAGCAGGTGTTATCTCTACCAATAGGTGTTATGCAAAGACAATTTTCACCTTTCTCATGAGCACCGAAATCAGGTGCTGTACTAAGCCAACTAGGGAATTGGGTATCGATTAAGGCATGTTGGCCGGGGTTATCTACCCTGAAGAGTTTGCTTAGGGGTGTATTCATTTTTTCTCTCCGGCAGAAAAGACAGGTTCAAATTCAACAATCACTTCAAAACTACCTAACAAAATACCTTTCCCATAGAGGTTTATAACTAAAGGGAATAGTTTCGGGTCCTCTGCCGCATGTTTTGTGTAGTAAAAATCCGCCGCATCCTCTGCCGCATATTTTAAATAATCAGTGCCCCATATGGTTTCAAATGAATATGCTTCATCTGGGTATTCTTCATCGTCTACAGTAAAGTCATATGCTGTCTTCAATTTTTCCTGCTCCTGTTATGGTACATTTTGTGCCGCATATCTAACCGCGAACCCACATTTAAACACGGGAGGCTAGGTCGTGTCAATGTCGGCTACTCAAATGCTAACTGTGCATATTTTGTTTAAGAACGGCTTGTCGTCGCACGCTCGTTTTAAAAGGCCCTGACCTACGTTGGCATGCCTCGTAAAACGAGGGACGCAAAGCGGACCCCCAAGGCGGACCCCCAAGGCGGTCCTGTCAGACGACCTCACTGTCATCGTACTTAGTGGTGAGCGGTCTGTAACTATCTTCAGCGGTTTTTCCGCACTCCTCACATTTCGTTCTAAATTTCATGTTATCTCCTAAAAGGATTATAGTTGATGTTCACTTGCTAGAAATGCAAGATCCGTGCCAGCAGGGAGATTTCAACCGATGGTATATAGCAGGGGTAGACACACTATCGGTAGTACTGTCATATTTAGAGGATTTCTTACATTGTAACCGGATTACTTACCGGGATGTAACTATCTCCACCTCAAAGGTATAGTGAGGCCACAAGTTTTGCAGGTAACAGCGGTAATTTGACCTAATTCCGCGTCGTAATACTCATATGTCTCATCTTTAGTATAAGTATGTTGTGCCTCACAATCATTATCATAGCAAGATATGTTAATTTCACCAGACCCACCTGACATGCGAAATAAAGGCAGGATAACGTCACATGTCTTACATTTAACGGTAATAGTCTTTCCTTTAGTTAAGTGTTGGTATTTGATCACATCCCCTTCCAAATACACGTGCTCTGCCTTACAATCACTCTCATGGCAGATAACAGAAACGTTTTTCCACTCATCCTTTTTTTTCTCATTATCTTCAAATTTTTTTAACCAGCGTTCATAGTCTTCTTTTTTAATCCTGATAGCTTCCCTACGTTTTTTGCTTGCTGAATTGGCACACACTTTACACGATGGATGTAAAGTATCGCTCGTACTTCTGTTCCTATGGTACTCACTGTAAGGTTTGTTTTCTTTACATCTACAACAAACTTTCATTCCATCTAATATTGCTCTCATTTTGTAGCCCCTGTGTTTTGTTTGAGTAGGGTTATTCCTGCCATTAAAAAGAAACAATAATCATTTCAAGGACACCTGTCAAGGGTAGTATTTGTAGTGTCGCTTATAAATAAATCAAAAATAGTAACAATAATAAAAGGAAGCCGGATCCACGAGACAAGGGTAATATAGATTTTATATATTGTGATCGTAAGAAAGCACCTTTACAATAAAATAGATCAAAGATATATGTAGAGTCCCTCTTCAGTATCACATCTTACCCTAGAAGCCGCTCTACGGACACTCTACAATAGGCTCTGTGTCGTGAGAAGCCAAGCCCGATACTTTGTTTCAGATACATACCTATGAAGATGATCGGGGGTTCCTCGAAGTTAGCTATCGACAGATGCACCATGCCCGAAGGCCCGGAAAGAACGGGGCAGAAGCAGGAAATGATAGCAAGGTTTTAGTATTTAAGTAGAAAAGATCAGCAGGGGCTACATATTACATGGATGACCCACCGTTTTTTGATCCCTGTGTGTGTTGGTATATCTTTTATTACCTTGAAAAAAGCTTTCCGGAGACCCTACATGTCACATTGTGGTATAAGAATACCAACGGTTATACTAAGGGCCGTCCAGCCCCGCGTGAAAAGAGCCGGGAACATATCGAGACTCCCAACCCTGCTACCCTGCTGTTTCCCTACATAAACCCTGCTAAGTATCCGTCCGGTTTCTTCCCTGCAATCTTTTGTTTCAGCAAAACACCTCTAATTCGGTTCCCCAAAATCATCCTAAACCTGCCATTATCCTGCTGTTCGTATTTTGTGATTAGGTCCGGTGCATTCTCACCAAGTATATGAGCACAGACTTCTGCTATTTCTGCTCTAGTTTCGCATTGACTCAGGATCTCGCGCACTTCGACCTTCACAGCCTCCTTGGCATCGTCTTGGGGGTCCGCTTTTTTCCTCTCGGCTTTCCGAGCTTTCGCCATATTAGAAGCCCTTGGACTCTCAGCGTGCAAGGACGAGCCTCCCGTTTGCAAAACACTTTTATCTACTTCAAACCCTCCTTTCCCATCTGCTTTTATTAGTTCTTCATCAAACATTGACACTGGTGTGAAATCGTCTACCTCTGCCTTAACTGTATCCCCTGCATCGTTTCGCAAGGTATAAGTTTTGCTGTTACTATCCCATCCTACGCAATCATACACGCAGGATGGGTCTTTGTGATAACAGCATTCTTTAGGAAAAATGCTCACTATTTGACCTCCTCTTTGTTAAGTTGTTTCTCTAAACGTTGCTCCATTCCACGCAAAACGTTACCCATGTTCATTCTCACCATTCCGTTGTTTTTTCCTTCATAACGCTCTTGAAAAAATGCGAACAGTGAAAGACCATCAAAGTTGATCCCTGCTAATTGCTTCTTCATGCCTTTAGAGAGGTACTCTTGACCCAACTCAACCATGAGTTTTGCGGATTCCTGAATTGCGGCCACTGCATCAAGGCCACGTAATCTTCCTGCTGTTCCATCATCGATGTCTACAGTATCACGTCCTGAGACAGTTTGACCAAGGCCTATTGTGTAATTCTCCATCCGTGGTTTGATCCGTACCTTAGTGGTGTCCTCATCGTCGGACTCATTCCCTGCTTTAACCTCAGAGAGATCTTTTGCACGGGCCTTAACAGTGTCTCCCTCTTCAGTGAGAAGAGAGTACCATCCTTTAGAGTACCCCTTTACGAGAACGGTAAAACCTTTAAAAGTAACTTCAGAATTGGTGTCAAATTTTTGATCTGTCATTGTGTTGCTCCTTGTTTAAAAAAGTTATTGTTTTGTTTCGCTATCTTCCCTATCAGAATTGCAAATGTCGTGCCAGATTGTCATTTTTCAACGGGTTGTGTGCTAAACTGTTTTATATACTACCACTGGTATGTTTTGGCTGGCACGGGCCTTGCAAAAGGCTTTCTAACTGTATAAAGCTTACCCAATAGGTGGGTCACCTTGTAATTCACCGGGTAAGGAGTGTAATCGAACGGGTCGCCTTGTAATCCAGAAGGGTCGATTTGTAATTCAAAATCAGTGTTTGTAGTCTCGATATTGCGCTTAATGTGCCTTTCGTGTTATAATGTAAGTATGGACTATAAAAAACTAGAGATAATATACAGGCATGCAGAATTGTCCGAGGACTTGGATCTCGGTATAAAATTGCATGGTATCTCAAAATCTACACTCCTCGAAGTAGCCAATGTACATGGTTGGGAACCGGGGGATGGTGTTTTGCAGTGGATGTCTGAATCCTCAGGCGACACCCTGCCTTCCGAAGACCACGTTAAAGCCACCCACATTGCTACCAGCAGAAAGTTACACGGGTTATTGGAAAAATCCTTAAGAGAAATATCACTTTTAAATTTAAAAGGTGTAGCACTGTTAAAACTGGTATCTGGCGCGGTACGGGTACATTCCGACCTATTAAAAAACGACTCCCTGCTTTACGACATCAAAACAGCATCAAATAATGACGATACAGAATTTGGGTTCGATATTACGGTAAGACCAAAATGAGGGTATCTTTAGAACTTACATATCCACAGGGCGAGATGCACAAAATGAAGGACGAGTACAAGGTACCATTTCCTTTGTTCACTGGCGGGTACGGTTGTGGGAAGTCAGAGATATTAGCAATAAATGCGGTACGTGATGTTATGTTGTTTCCGGGATGTAGGGTTGGAATATATGCCCCTACTTTAGACCTGCTGGACCTTAATTTAGTTCCTCGTATACAACATAGATTAGACCAATTAGGGATAAACTACCACATGAACACGGCAAAACACAGGTTGATGATACGTGGTGGTAGGGAGATAATATTTAGAAGTATGAATGATCCGGGTCGCATTGTGGCCTACGAGGTATATGCCTCACATGTAGATGAAGCAGATTTAATGATAAACATTAAGAAAGCTACTGATGCTTGGGATAGAATTATCGCCCGTAACAGGCAAAAATGGGAAAATCTTGACGGTACCCTGCACCCTAAACACTTTAATATGGTTTCGGCCTACAGTACACCTGAAGGGTATAAATTTACCTACAAAAGGTGGTCTAAAAAGCCCGGTGAGGGCTACAGATATGTACAGGCCCCAACGTCATCTAACTGGACCCTTGATGAAGCTTATATTAAGAATCTAAAGGATACATACACCCCAGAGCAATGTAAGGCCTACCTGCTTGGTGAATGGACAAATATCTTTAATGGTTCTGTATACACCTATTTTAATAAAAAGAAATTATCCACTAATAAGGTTATATCCAGAGGAGATATTTTATTGGCCGGGGCAGATTTTAACTATGGCGGATCTTGTGTTTCTATATACACTGGTATCACTGAATGGGATAGGCTATCTAAAGAAGAAAGGGAATCTTTGACATCTAAGGCATCTATACGAAAGGCCATGAATACCCAGATAGGGCTTAGGATGATAGACGAATGTACTGTCCACGATACTGAACAGATGGTAGAGGTACTCACTAATGATTATTCTAAAAATAGAGTAATCATCTATCCCGATGCCACAGGGGATAGTAATAGCTCTAATGCTTCTGAATCCGATATAGCTATGTTGAAGTTGGCAAGGTTTCAAATAAAAGCCAACCCATCAAACCCTCGTATAGTGGATAGGGTAAACTCACTACAGAGGTTAATGTATAATGGACTATTTGAAATAAACCCAGATACTTGCCCAAAATCAGTAGAATCTTTACAAGAGCATGCATATTCGGAGAGGACCAACCTCCCTGAAAAATTTTCTGGACCAGCAACTATAGACGACAGGAATGATGCGGCGGGTTACCCTTCTGCTTTTATGTTCCCTATTAAGAAAATAATCACCACAAGGACGGACTTCTAATGATCGATCAAGTTAAATCAAATCCGGATGATGTCACAGCGATATCCCATGAAATTAAATCGTGGTTAAACTTCACTAAATTGGCCCGTGCGTTGATGCAGGGCACCCCTGCTATGAAGTTAGCTGGTGAAGAATTTCTGCCTAGACACCCTTTGGAATCCCAGATATCGTTTAATAATAGATTAACCCAAACTGTTTTGCTTCCCGGTTATAATAAGACTGTATCATTCTTGGCTGGTCAGGTATTCCAGACTGATTTAACTTTTGCTGATGATGTCCCAGACGAAGTTATTGAGTGGGCAGAGAGAATAGACGTTAAGAGGAACGGTATTAATATCTTTTCTAAACGTTTTATGATGAATGGCATGGGGAAGGGTGTCAGTCACATTTTTATAGATGTACCAAAGAAACCGGAGGGCACTTATTCTAAAAAAGATGAGAAGGATCTTGGTTTACGGCCATATTTCAAAGAAATCAACCCAGAGGATATTTTGGGTACTGTTGAGGACGAAAATGGTAAATTGATCCTTATCAGGATAGCCGAATCCGTAACTGAAAAGATAGGCCGTTTTGGAAGCAAAATAGTGAAGAGAATAAGGGTTATTGAGCCGGGTAAATGGGAACTATTTGAGGAGCAGGACGATTCTTCTGCAAAATCAATAGATAACGGGACATTCTCGACCAATGAAATTCCTATAGTAACATATATTCCGGGAGAGGAGATAACCCAAATAACTGGTAAACCACCTATGTTAGATCTGGCAGAGATAAATGGGTCCCATTGGTCCTCATCCTCTCATCAACGCAACATTTTGTCAGTAGCAAGAGTACCTATTCTTTTTGGAAAATTAATTAAACTTGAAAAGATGCCAGTTGGCGTGGCTACTATGGTAACATCCGATTCTAAAGATGCTTCAATGAATTATATTGAACATACTGGTGCCGCAATTGAGGCTGGTCGGAATGATTTAAAGGATCTGGAAGCACAGATGGCCTTATATGGATTACAGCAGTTAATTCCTAGAGTCGGCAATATGACCGCTACCGAAAAATCAATAACATCGCAGGAGGCTAGCTCTAGTCTATCTACATGGGCACTTAACCTGCAATCAGTATTGCAACAAGCATTTGAAATAGCCTGTTTACTGATGGACATTGATTTTCCTAAAAAAGGAGTTATCGTAAACACTGATTTCTTATTTGGGGTGGCTGATTATGAGACGTTGACCCTGATACTTAAATCCCATGAGCAGGGTGTCCTTTCTGCTGAAGGTTGTTTTGAGGAGATCCGGAGACGTGGGGTATTTGACGAGCATCGTGATTGGGAAGAAGAATCCGAAATGATCGAAATTGATAAGCAGAAAAATGCGGACCTGATGAAGTTAGCTGGTAATGTCTTTGGTGAAGAAGATAGTAACAATGATGATGGAAATGAATAATAAGAAACCATCCAAGAAAGAGGTATCTTTAGCATTAGAGAACCGCTTCATACTGCAAAGGCTTAAGTTGGATCAATATGAAACTACCGCTCTTAAAAATATCCAGAAGTTATATGTAAAAGCCCTAAATAAAGCAAAAATTGACCTTAGTAAGATGAAAGTAAACCCTTTAGGGAAAACGAGAATAAAAATTGTAATAAAGCAGTTAAAAAATGAACTAGTTAAAATAAATAAACAATTAGAGAAGAAAATTGCAAAAACTGTGGCCCCTGCTGGTAAGTTTAGCTATCTTGACACTGGCAGAATTCTATCTTTTGATTCATCAGTCCCTAATTTTACTACCGTAGTTAAATCTGCAAAAGAAATAGAAAGTTTAGCTCTAAACAAGTCCTTGGGAGGTATGCTACTGGGTCAATGGGTAGGTAAGCTATCTCTTGATTTATTTAAAGAACTTGAAGAAGAAATACTAGCTGGATATATTCGTGGTGTTGGATATAAGAAATTAATGCAGGAGCTAGGCACAAAATATAATTCCTTAATAAAACAGGTAGGAAAGAGGAATGATCTAGAAACTATAGTAAAAAGCTATATACAAGCCATCAATGCCAAGGCCCACCATGATTTATATGAGGCCAATAAGGACTTAATTAAAGGGGTTACTTGGAATGCCGTACTTGAGAACGCTAATTCCAAAACAGGCCGAGGAACTTGCCCCAGATGTATGGCTCTTGATGGACAAGAATTTGACGAGGAATCAGATGCACCACCTATGCCATTACACCCCCGGTGCAGATGTTTTTTTCTGCCTATATTAAATGATTATTTTTTCAGTAGTTCCGACGATAAAAGATTAAGGAGATGGACCGAAAGAAACCTAAGTACCAGAAAGAAGCTTGAGGGAGGTTTTAGGGAAGGAACTTTTAAAAATATGTGGTTCAGCAAACCCAAGGGATGGCAGGATAGCGCCATAGGTGTAAAAAGGGCAAACCTGATCCGGGGTAGAAAAGTAAAATTTGAGGATATGGTAGACAGTAAAGGAAACCTTATCCCAATTAAAGATTTATAAATGGCAATTATGCCGAAAACACAGGAGAAACACTATGAAATATGTACTTGATAAAAATGGCAACATTATGATTGGTCCAAATGGTCAACCAATGGTCAAGGATGGGGACAAAAAATTTGAAATTGATGCTATCGGAGCCAATAAAAAAATAGCTGATATTGTGGCAGAATCTAATGATCGAAGAAAAAGGCTTGGTGAAGCCACCACTGCTCTTTCCGCTTTTGAAGACATCGAAGACCCTGCCGCGGCTATTAAGGCCCTCCAGACAGTAGCGTCTATGGACGACGACAGGAAAGCAGAGATTGAAAAAGTGACCAACAACATTAATCAGTCTTGGGAAACCAAACAAAAGACATGGGATGATGAGAAAACTGTTTTGGAAAGTAAACTTTTTGATTCTAATGTAGGCAACAATTTTGCTACCAGTAAGACAGTTGGTAAGACAGTATTGTCACCAAATATCGCCAAGGCCACCTTTTCCAACAATTTCAAGAATGATGGTACCGCAGTTGATGATGCTGGAAATCAGATTTTGTCTGTCGCAACTCCCGGCCAACCTGCTAAATTTGATGAGGCATTGACGATATTAATTAATAGCCATCCAGATAAAGACTCAATCTGGAAATCCACTGTAGAGGGCGGGGGAGGATATGCCGCAGGTGCTTCTGGCGGCAATGATACTATCCCAGAACCAGTAGATGATATAAAGGCAGGAATCAAGGCCGCATAATATCAGTTAGTGTTTGTAGTCTCGATATTGCGCTCATATGGCCTTTCGTGTTTTAATGGAAGTTGAGATAAAAAGAGCGTCCTGAATAGGGCAATCGACATTTTCGATATATCGTACCTGAATAGGGCTAGTGTCGAGACTGTAAGTAAAAATTAAAAACCTTTAATAGGAGATTTAAAAATGAGTGTATTAACACTAGCCGAATTCATTAAAAGAACCCGTGATCAACTTGTTCGCGGAGTAGCTTCACAAATTCTTACTACTAATCCAATTTACCTGCTTATGCCTTGGACCGGATACGCAGGTTCCGGTATTACCGTAAACCAAGAAAAGACTCTTGGCGATGCTGACTTCTACGGCCTTGATGATACCATTACCGCAAAAGCCCCCTCTGCTGTAACTCCAGTACTGTTCCGCTCCACCCGTGTAATCGGCGATGCCGAGCTTGATGGATTGCAACTTGCTGAGTCCGGAGCAGATATTAATGATCTTATGGCAATGGAAGTTGCAAGTAAATCCAAGTCTGTAGGGCGAAAAATTCAGGAAGGAATGGCTACAGGTGATGGTACTGACCCTAAAATGAACTCTTTCCATTCTATGATCGATTCCGGCCAATATGTAACTGGTGGCGGTGGTAATATTTTCGATTATCTTGATGCGCTCACCCAAAAGGTACTCTCCAAAGACGGTCTTGTAGATTTTATTATGCTTCCCGGAACTCAAGCACTTAAGATGCGTGTTGCATACCGTGCTCTTGGTGGCGTACCCATGATGGAAGTTAAATCTGGTGGCCGTACTTTCCAAGTAATGGAATTTAATGGTATACCTTGCTTCACAAACAACTGGCTTTCTACTAAGGAAACTGCCGCAGGTGCCGCGCTTACTGGTGGAGCACTTTCCAGTATCTACGCGGGTTGTTTCGATGATGGTACTCAGAAAGTGGGAGTCAGTATGATTCATCCTATGACTGTTCCTGCTGGAATTACTGCCAAGCCAATCGGTGATAAGGAAACTAAGGATCAATCCATCTACCGCGTAAAAGCTTACTGTAACTTTGCGTCATTCAACAAAGTGGGTGTTGCCCGTTTGACTGATATGCCAGCATAATCAGTAGTTTAGTCTGTACCCCCCAACTGCTACTTCTTAATTGAGGTAGCGGTTTTTCAAAAAATCATATAGGTACTTAAAATGCCAACTAAAGATGAACTTTTAGTGACTATTGAAGGTCAAGAAAAGGAAATTGAATCGCTAAATGAACGTATCAACGTTCTTGAGCAAAACGCGTCTACACATGACAGCAATATTGAGGCAATGTCCAAAGAAAAGGATGAGGCCATCAAAATATTGGAAGATGATAATGTAGCATTGATGGAAGAGAATTTAACTCTCAAAAACCAAATAGATGAAGAGGATGCCCCAGATATTCCCGATGAGCAAACCATAACTCTTGTTTGGGATGGTCCGGTTGATACCTCTTCTGGGGTTAATCCCACTGCTTACGGTTTTAATCTCGATCAGGATGAAGATGGTATTTGGACATCAGAGATCCCAGAAAGTGCAGTTGAGTCTATTACCTCCCGTGATGGGTCGTATTTCATTGATCCTTCTGCAGTTGAGGAATCAACAGAAGATGAATAAGAGTCGGTGTCCTAAATCATTTAAACGAGGAAAGGCTGTTTATAAGCCAAGATCCGTTGGTTGTAGAAAGCGCACAGGAATAGCAGGTAGGGTAATGTCTCCCGGCGGTACTCCACCCCCCTCTGTTCCAGTTGTGCTTTCTTCCACTATTGATCCAACCAACCCCGATGGAGTCGTTGTTCAGTTTGACCAACAAATGACAATGACCTGTGATATCAAAGACCAGATCAATGTCATTATTGACGGTGCCGCTCCTATCCATCCTCAAACA